AATTGAAGAAGGATATCAGCGAGATTTAACTATAAAAGATTGGATTAGAGAAACAAAAGAAAACTTTAATATATAAAATAATATGAAACCAACACAAGAACAAATACTAAGTGCTTTAAACAAGCTAGTAAGAGAAAACAAAACTGAACTTAAGGCTGAGAAGATTGAGTTGGGAAGTATTGACGATTTAGCAAAGTATAATTCAGAAGCTAGAAAGCTTATAGAATCACTAGATAAAGAAAATAGAATTTTAGGAGAGGAATACCAAGAGTTAAAAAACAAGGCTAGAGCTTATAATAAAGTAAATAAGAGTTATAGGGATAGTGTTAAAAAAGGAAAGGTAGTATTTAAAAATTTAAAAAATAGCGTAAATGAAGTAGATAAAGCAGTTAGAGAATTAGGATTAAAACCTAATGATGTTCCTGAATTTAAAAACGCTAATAGAGCTTTAGAAGTTATAAGAGCTGCAACAAATGACGGAGTTAATTATCCTGATATAGAAATATAAAATTCTAAAAATCAAACAGAACAATAACCTTTCTATTATATATAGAACCTAAAAAAGAAAAAATGGATTTAAAAAAGCAAATATTAGTAGCACTTGGTCTTGATAAAGGCGAAGAAGTTTCTTTAGAGTGGCAAGCAAAAAGTGAAGACGGAACTATTTTCGTTTCAACAGCTGAAGAATTAGAGGCAGGAGTTGATATTTCTGTTTTAACTGAAGATGGTACTACTATCTTATTACCTATTGGAACTTACAAGACTGAAGACGGAGTAACTTTCAGAGTAGATGAAGAAGGTATCGTAGCAGAAGTTTTAGAAACTGAAACTGAAGAAGAAGTTGAGGAAGAAGTAGAAGAAGAAGAAATGGAAGAAGTAGTAGAACCTGAAAACTTAGAAGCTAGGATTAAGTCTTTAGAAGATGCAGTAGCAAGTCTTATTGGAGAACCTAAAGAAGAATTAGCTGAAGAAGTAGAAGAAGTTGAAGAAAGAGGAACTACTCCAAAATCTATTAAGACTACAGAAGTTGTTGAATTTTCAATAGAAGAATTAAAAGCAGAAAACGAAAGACTAAAGACTGAATTAGCATCAGCACCTGCATCAGCTCCATTAGATACAAATAAGTTTAGTTCAGAAAGAGCAACACCAACTGCACAAGACTTTAAAAGAATGACAAAACAAGAAAGATTCTTATACAATTTACATAAATAATAATATAAACTAAAACAAACAAAAAAAAATGGCGTTTACTACAACATCAAACTTTGCAGGTAAAGCAGCAGGATTCTACATCTCAGCAGCTTTAAAAGCATCAAACTCGTTAGACTATCTTACAATGATAGAGAACGTGAAATTTAAAACTTCAGTACAGAAAATGGCAGGCTCAGGAGTAGTTGCTGATGCAACTTGCGACTTTACTTCAGCAGGAACTCTTGCGCTTACAGAAAAGGTCTTAGAGCCTCGTAATCAACAAATTAACCTTGAACTTTGCAAATCTACACTTTTAGATTCTTGGGAATCTTTACAAATGAGAGCTGGAGCAGGCGCACCACCACCTGCATCTTTTGATGACTATGTAATTTCTTATATGGGAGAAATTATTGCTGAAGCAACTGAAAACTCTATTTGGAATGGAGCAGGAGCATCAGGAGATTTTCAAGGGTTCTTAAATACGAACGGATATTTAATTCCAACAGGTACTAATGCTGATGCTACTGTTGTACAAGATGCTGCAGCTGGTGCTTATTCTGCTGCTAACATCATAGCTAACTTACAAGCTGCTGTTGCTGTTATTCCTGTTGCTGCATTAGGGAAAGAAGACTTACATATCTATATGAACCAAAGAACTTACCAATACTACATTAGTGCAGTATCTACTTTAGGTTATGTAAACGCTTACAATATGAATGGAGATTACGTGCCAATGTTTGAAGGGTACAAAATTGCAGTTTGTAATGGGATGGTAGATAATCAATTAATTATAGCACAAAAATCTAACTTGTTCTTTGGAACTGACTTAATTTCTGATTCTACTAGAATAGATTTAATCGATATGGCGTTTACAGGTTCAGACAATATGAGGCTTGTTTGTCGTTACTCAGCAGGTGTTCAGTCAGGAGTAGGAGCTGATATTGTAAGACAGTCTTAATAAATAAATAAACGGAAGTGAGGGGGTAAAAGCTCTCACTCCCTTAACCTAAAAAAAACATACTTATGTCGTGCATTGCACTTACGAAGGGAAGAAATCTTGACTGCTCCAGGTCGAGCGGAGGTATTAAATTTGTGTACTTTGCAGTTTATGACCAAGTAACATCTATACCACAAACAGCAGGAGAAGTAACAGATATTGAAATGGGAACTGACGTTCTTTACAGATACGCTATGCCTTTAGGTACGGCTAGTCTTTCAGAAACAATTTCAGGAAGTAGAGAAAATGGAACAATATTTTATACTCCAACTTTAAATCTTGTACTTAACAAATTAACAAAAGAAGACCAAAACCAAATTAAGCTTTTAGGTCAAACTAAACTTATTGTATTTGCTCAATTAAACGCTACATTAGCTTCAGGAAATGATGTTATCGTAGCTTTAGGAACAGTGAACGGAATGGAGCTTAACGCAGGTACTATTGACTCAGGTGCAGCTTGGGGTGATAGAGGAGGTTACACTTTAACTTTTGACGGATTAGAGGCTTTACCTTTCCCAATGGTCGCGGACTACACTACAGACCCTTTTGATAACGCAGCATTTACAATGGGTACTATAGTTACATCTTAATTTTCATCGGATTTTTTTATTATATTTTAGAGAAGGGTAGCTTAATTGTTACCCTTTTCTTTTAGTAACCAAACAAAAAGAACTTATTTCTATTATATAGTATGATACAAGCATTTACAGAAACAAACTTTTCAGCAAACCTATCAACTGAAGATAATAGAATAGATAAAACTGTAGATGCTACTCAGATTAGATACTTGATAAAGTTCATTAATGACCTTGATGGGAGTGTAGATTATTGCTATCCAACCTCAACTATATTTGATAGATATACTTTAATGAATTTTACTTATGAAGCGGTACTTTTAAATGTAGATTTCTATGCCGCTGAAATACATCTTTTACCTTCAGGTCATTGGAAGTATGAAGTCTATGAAGTAAGTTGGATAGGAAGCGTTGTAGTGGCTTCAGGAACGGCTCCTGCTAATGAAACAGATGTTTTATCTGTAGCTGATACAAACGGAGTAGTACAAGGAATAGTTACAAAAGGAATCTTAAACTTAACAGAGAAAGCAGGAACAGAACAAGTACAATACAATCAACACGAAACAACAGAAGGAACTAACTATATTTATACAGGAAATTAAACTTAAAAAACATTATGGCAATAGAAAATGTACAACAACTTTTAACAGAACAACTAGGAAAAAATAGATGTGATGTAATTAATACAACTGCTATGACAAGCAAAGATTATTATGCAATACACTTTGTTACAGAAAGCGTAATAGCTTCAATAACAGCAACAAATGCTACTACAGCAACAGGAAGTGCTATAGCAAATCTTCACACGACAATCCCTGCTGGAACGACTTTGTTTCTTCAATGTACTGCTATCACTTTAACAAGTGGAGTAGCTTTATGTTACTATGAACAAGTTATCTAATGAAGATTCTTAAATTAGGACAAATGTTAGGTGGTTCTAATGCTCCAAGTGGTGCATCAGGATTTGCTAATGAATATTCTTTAAACTTTGATGGTGTAGATGATATTCTTATAACTACTAAAGACAGTAGTATTATGCCTACTGATAATTTAACTGTTGGGTGTTGGGTAAACCCTACTACTTGGGCTTTTACAGGAAACTCTCAAGTAAGATATCCTTTCGGTTGCTTATCATCAGGAGGTTGGGGTGTAAATTTCAGTAATAATTATAATGGGACTATCACAACTTTTAAATCAATTATTTTAGTCAGTGATACAGGAAGTGGTAGTCCAGGATATTTACAGCCATCAGATGCTGGGTTTAGTAGTGAGCTAAGAGCTTTGACAGGATGGCATTATGTCGCTTTAACTTATGATAAGGTAACAGGCAAAGCTTCAATGTATTTCGATGGGGTTGAAAAAGATTCAACAAGTGGAGCAGCAGGAGCAGACATAGTTTATCACTCATTAAATAATAGACCTTTAATGTTTGGTGCTGACGCAGCCTTTAATACAACAGGACAGGACTTTTTTGATGGAAATATAGATGAATGCTCTGTATGGAATAAGGCTTTAACTTCTGCAGAGCTTATAGCGGTTTATAATAGTGGAGTTCCTATTGATTTATTATCTGATGCAGGGGATTATGTGAGTAGTAGTAATTTACAAGGATATTGGAGAAATGGCGATACAGCAGGAACTTCAGTTTACCCAACAATAGAGGACTATAGTTCAAACAGTAATGACGGAACAATGACTAATATGGATTCAGGGGATATAGTAACAGATACCCCTTAAAAATAAATAATATGATTTACGTAATATATAATATGGCTAATATTTCTAAAGTTGATTTTACTCAAGTGCAGCAAACAAGTGAAGCTACATTAAGACTATCAGTAAATGAAAAACAAACTGTATTAAAATTTAGTGGGGGTACTCCTTCATTTTTAGTAGGGTTGCAACAATACAACCATTCAGAGATTTTAGCAATAATGAATACTCCTGAGTGGACTAATAACATAGAATAATAAAATGAATAATTTACTTTCAATAAACTTAGGGTCTTCAACAGCTCCAAAAATACAAGAGGTTAGAGGTAGAGACTACATAGAATACTCTGATGAAGATGGACTATGGAAAAACCTATACCCTAATTTCTTAATTGACCTTTACTATTCAAGTAGTACCCATTCGGCTATTATCAATTCAACAGCTGAAATGATAGCAGGAGAAGATATAGTGGTTGATGAAGATGACACTAACTTAGATTCTTTTGTTAAGTTAAAGAAGTTCCTTAGAAATGCAAACAGTAATGAAACTTTACACCAAGTAATAAAAAAGGTAGCTTTTGATTTTAAACTTCAGGGTGCTTACGCTTTACACGTTGTATATAATAGAGCAAGGACTGAAATAGTTGAGGTTTTTCACGTACCTGTAGAACGAGTAAGAGCAGGCAGACCGAATGAATTTGGCAAAGTGGACACTTACTATATATGTGCAGATTGGAGTAACGTAAGGTCAAATAAACCTTATCCAGTAGCAGCCTTTAATACTAACGACAGAACAGCAGGAAGTCAATTAATATATACAGGTTCTTATAGTCCTAATATGGATATATATTTTACTCCTGATTATATAGCAGCTAATAATTGGGCTTTAATTGATGCTAAGGTATCTGAGTTTCATTTAAACAATATCAACAATTCTTTTTCAGGCAGTTATATGTTTTCTTTTAATAATGGAATCCCTTCAGAATCTGAAAGAAACCAAATAGAAAGAGATATAACTAATAAATTTACTTCATCTAGTAATGCAGGAAAATTCTTAATGTCGTTTTCAGATGACAAAACTAGGTCTCCTGAAATACACCCATTAAACACATCAGACCTCTCAGACCAATATTTAACACTTCAAACCCTTTTGGTTCAAAATATTTTAACAGGGCATAGAGTAACCTCTAAGACGCTTTTAGGCATAGATTCAGGTAATGGTTTTTCTAGCAACGCTGATGAACTATTAAACGCAGCAAATTTCTATCAAAATACAGTAATACGTCCGTTCCAATTAAACATCTTAGATACCTTACAAAAGATATTCTTAGTTAATCTAA